ATCGTTAACAATTTGAATGTTCGGGAGGTGACGAGCCCATTCAACTGATTGGATATCACGTTTATCGCGATAATACAAATCATGATTGCCAGGAATGAAGAAAACACGTTCAAAATTATCATTCAAATGTTCCAGTGCTCGTAGGCTGTAGTTGAGTGTGACGATGTTGATGCTGGCACGATTGTTGTGCCAATCACCAAGAAACATGGCTGTCTCACAGCCCTCGGACTTGGCTTTGGCTGTGGCCCATTTAACAAAGTTCAGGCAGTCTTCGTTGTGCTGTTGACTGTTTGATTTGAGTCCAAAATGTATATCGGTGAATATTGCTGCTTTTTTGAATAGGTTAGACATTAATCAATAATTCTTTTAAATCTTTTGTGTTTGTGGGAAACACATCTAGATTATAGCACTTCAAGTCCAGCGAATGCAAGTCCCTAAGCTGCATTTGAACAACTGCCTCGTTGACTATATTCAATGGTGCCCAAGCATAGTCAATACCATTTACAGTAGAATTGACTATGCTTTGAACAATTTTGTCTGTGTCTTTGTGTTTTTGGATTGCTAGCCACTGCTCGTAAATTTCTGAAAAATTGTCCGAGTCTAGATATTTCCTCCAGTTGTCAATACTTAGCAAATGGGCACCTATGTATTTGTGACTACTGCCAGTATCTTTGAATGGAAGTGTGTCTGTTGCCCCGGAGAAATATTTCAAACACCATTCTACAAATGTTCCATACGAACCAGCGTTGAACAAGATTGGAATGGTGTTTTGATGAGATCTAGTCGTCATGCCCACCGTCAACGCTGATATAACCGCCGCCCATGCCCTGCCGTGTGTAACTGGGATTTAACCCATTCATTTCCAAAATGTCATCACGCAAGTTTTGGTTGCGTTTTTCAATGTTGAGCACACGAGTAAAACTATTGGTAACTGCTGCTGTGTAATAGGCAAACGGGTTTTGGCTCTTACTCTCATCAAATCGTAAACCAATGTAGGTCAACTGTAGCAGGGCTTGACTACGCATTTCATCATTATAGGTGTAGCCACGCCAGTTGCTACGTGTAGCATAGCGCTCGCATAGCTTCATATACATGTTGGCCAAAGTTCTTGTGATGTTGCCGTGATCCTTGCTGAACTCGCCAGTTTCCAAATCACCACGCCAATGGCTTCGGCCAACCAGTACTGGATTGCCCTCCTCATCCAATTTGTAGTGATGAAATGGCGGAAAGTTCACCTTGACATATTTGTTGTGTTCAGTGTCGGCCTCGTCAAATTCCACAATCAAGGGGTCAGCCTCGTCTTCAATTTCCAAAGCGGCCATACGTGCCTTGCGTGTTTTGGCATCATCAAGTGGCACATGGTCCCAACTCATGACTCTAAACACCACATCTGTATTTCGTACATCTTTGAGTTTGATTTCAAACTCGTCCAGTTTACGTTTGGTTCCGTCTGCGGTAGCTGCCTCGTGCGCCAACTTGGCCAAGCGTTCGGCACGTAGACGCCGACCCTCCAGTGTGTTCTTTTTGTTCAACTTGCTGATGTCGGGCAAAATAATATCGTAATCAGCATATTTGGGGTGTGTGTAACTACAGTAAGTAGTCTTGCTCTTGTGGATCTCTTTTAAGATATCCTTGTTGTTGAGGTAATTGTGCTTAATTTTGCATCTCCTATCACTTGAACAATAATAACAAAGTTTGCAACTGTTGTCAACCTTTTATTATATTAGCACTTTATTATAAGTAATAAATACTACAAACGGATACATTACTTATGGCACTTTTACCATCAGCTGGTGCAAACGATCCAACCGCTACCCGTGGCCTAGCAGGTCAAACCACAGGTGGTCCGCTGGATCAAGCACTGAACCTACTGGACCCTGGGCAAATTCGATTAAAAGTCGCAGGCCTATTCACAGGCGGCCTAAGCTCTTTGCTAAACAAAGCATCTCCTGCGGCCGTGGGAGTAAATGTAACAAATCCCACAGGCAATGCCAATAACCCATTGGGTGGCGATTGGAGAGTAAGAATCAGTCTCCCTGATGCCAGCAGCATATTTTACAAAGATCCCAATAACAAATTATTGAGTATGCTCAAACCCACTGGTGGTGTGATATTTCCGTATACCCCAACTGTCACAGTAACGCACAATGCACGTTATCAAGAACAAGCACTGACACACAGCAACTACAAAAACTACTTTTACGAGGGTAGTGACGTCAGCGCCATCACCATAACAGGTGAATTCACTGTGCAAAATTCCGCCGACGGACTGTATCTATTGGCAGCAATCTATTTCTTTCGTAGTTGTACCAAAATGTTTTTTGGTAAAGATGACTTGGCAGGCAACCCCCCACCTATTGTTTACCTTGACGGTTACGGCGATTTTTATTTCCCACATGTCAGTTGTGTGGTCACTAGTTTTAGTCACACCATGCCGCAAGAGTGTGACTATCTTGAAATACACTACAGTGAAAGCACTGGCAACAATGCCATCAACAGCAAGACAAGTCAAAAAACAGTTAGACTTCCCACAACCAGCACCATAACATTAACAGTACAACCAGTGTACAGTCGTGCCAATGTTCACAACAACATGACGCTGGGTGAGTTCAGCAAAGGTAGATTGATTGGTGGAAAAGGAGGATTTCTATAATGGCTTATTCATCATCAAGTCCCTATTACAATACAAATTTGTTTGGCAGTAAATTTTTAGATCTATTGGTATATCGTCCCATTGAAACACAGTCCGATGATGTCAGCTACACCATAGACAAAATTTATGAATATCGACCTGATCTATTGGCTTTTGACTTGTATGGCGATAGTGGGCTGTGGTGGGTTTTTCGTGCCCGTAATCCCAACACCATTGATGATCCCATCTTTGATTTTCAAGCAGGTGCCACCATTATGATACCTAAGAAAACAACTCTAGTAGATAACTTGGGAATCTAATAAATGGCAGCATCAGTTGAAGAAGCTAAAAAAGTAGTTCAGATATACGAAGGTGTAGTTGCCTCGGCCCAAAAAGATTTGACTGCACAACAGAATGTGCAAACTGTTTTTCAAAACAAAGCAAATACATTAAAAGACAAAGCCGCAGGGCTGCCCGATGGATCACCAGAGCAACAAGCTGCATTAGAAAGCGCGGCCAACTATCAGACTCAAGCAGATAATCAAAAATCACGCATTACAGCAGCCCAAAGCAATCTAGATTCGGCACAGGCTAATTTGGGCGCTGCCAATCAAGATTTAGTAGACACACAGCAACGAGAGAATCAAGCATCAAGCCAAACTGCTGGCGACTCTGTGGCAAATTCAAACTCTAATGTTCCTGCTGCTACACAAAACACAGGAACACAAAGTAGTGCCCAAGTAACTGAACAACCCACTGGCTCAACCTCTAGTTCAACCACTAATACATCAGCTGCTGGAACCCCTGCAAGTGGCGCATCAACATCTGGATCTGCTAGTGGCAGTGGCACCGCACCTGCCCCTGCTACTGCACCAACGGTAACGCAGAATCAATCTAACAAAGTTACAGACGCTGAATCAAAAAATTTAACCAACAGTAACCCAAGCAACTCTCAACCTGATGCGGTTGTAGTGGGTGGTTCGCTTTGGCCAGCATATTCCGGGGCCGGCGGCGGCCGAGGTTCCACAGCAGCGTATGCAAAGTACGATGTTGCCGCAGCGGTAAAAGCAGCTGATTTGCCCAGTGTTAAAAAAACTACACAAGTTGGCGGTCCGGCCAGTAAACAAACAGTAGCAAAAACCAATCCGTTGTCCTCTTATGCCAGCTATACCTATGCCATCAGCTTGCATGTAATGACCAAAGATGACTACAATAAAATGGTCAAGTCTCCTGTCAATTTTCGTCCCACTAAGACTTTGATCAGTTCGGCAAACAGATACAACGGCTCGACTCGTGATGCGGCGTTCAAAGATGATTTTTACTTTGATGGATTATCAATAAACACCGTGATTGGATTAAATGCCAACACACGCAGCACAAATGCCATTGCCATGAAGTTTACCATTATTGAACCCTATGGCATGACACTGCTTGATAGAATACTTGACATCAACAACAAAGAGTTAAACAGTAAAAACTATTTGGACATGCCGTATCTACTGGAGTTGAACTTCTTTGGCGCAGATGATGCTGGCAAAATGACCCAACTCAAAAATCAAACCAAATGGTTTCCGATCAAGATAATTGGCTTTAAAATTCGAGCATCAGTCAAGGGTGCCGAATATCAAATTGATGCAGTGCCGTTCAATCATCAGGCCAACTTTGAAACTATTCAAGCACTCAAGACAAGATTTGAAATCAGCGCTGGAACAGTCAAAGAGTATTTCTCAAGCCAACCTGCTGACTCAAAAGTAACAAATAATTCAGTGAATGCTGCAATAAAACAGTACAAAGCCAACGAAGATGCTGTACGCAAACAAAACAGCAACCCAGCACCTGAGGCAGCTAAACCCACATTCAATACCACGGCCGGCGGCGCCGCCACTGGAAATCCAAATGCCACAAAAAAATACAATGGTGCAAGAACTCCTGACAGTGCCAAATCGGCCGACGCTGCGGTCAAACCAGTTCCACCAGTGACATCATCAAGTTTTACAGCAGCATACAATACTTGGAACATAGTAGAAAAAAGTAATGGTAACCTTGGATTCGCTGACGAGATACAGTTCATAATAGACCCCGAAATAGAATCCAGTACCATTGTTGACAGAAAGACCAATAGTGTACGTCGCAGTGCGCCGGTCAGTGCAGCCGACTCTTCAAAATCTAAGAATGCAAATTCTGACGTGGTTAATCTAAAATCAATTGTGCATTCATTGGATCCTGGGACAACAGTGAATGATGTGATCAATTTGGTCATGCAACAGAGTAAATGGTTTATTGATCAAACCATTGATCCTGCCACCAAGGCTAAAGAAACAAACACTCAAGCCACAACCACCACAGCAAATAAAACCAAACCAACAGTGTTATGGAAAACCATTCCAAGTATTGAGTTAAAAGATTACGACGAATTTCAAAATAGCTGGGGCAAGATCATTACGTTTCATATCAAAAAATATGCTGCCTACAACAATCGTGATCCACGTGCGCCCAAGAGCGCACCGCCAGCAGCAGTGAAGAATTACGAGTATTTCTACACAGGCCACAATACAGATATTATTGATTTTGATATTGATTTTAACGCCTTGTACTATACAGCAATCAACGTTGACCGCGGCAAAACCTCCACAGTTAACGGACCAAGTCAAACCAATGACGAGGGTAAACTAAAAGAAAAGTTAGATCATGCAGTGACTAAAGGCATTGATCCTCAAGCATATCGTGTGGTAAGTGGTACGCAACAAACTGCCGCTGGCGGCGCAATTGATACCAGCGCCAAACAAAACGCTGCCAGTGTGGTGCAGAGTTTCTATACCAGTGCTGGCGGTGACATGATTAGCTTGAAATTAAAAATAGTTGGTGATCCAGAATTTATTAAGCAAGATGACTTGTTCTACAACCCCGGCGCACTGGGCAATAATGCCAGTGACCAGTACGTTGCTGGCAGTGGCAGTTTGGCCATGGACAATGGCGAAATTTATTGTAACCTCACTTTTAAAACTCCCACTGATTTTGATGACTCAACAGGAAAGTACCTAACCACTGGCAAATATAGAGTCAGCGAATTCAGCGGATACTACAAAGTAATAACTGTCACAAGTGAATTTAAATCGGGCAAGTTTATACAAACGCTTGATCTAGTTAGGTATCCAAATCAAGAACCTAAAAATTCTCAAAACAAACAAACAACTTCAACTGTTGACCCCAACAGAGAAAAAGCAAAACCTGTGGCCAACTCGGCCACAACTTCTACTAGAATCTCAAACAATGATGTGGCCAAACCAGTGGATGTGGTGCCAGCAGTGGGCACAAATCTGTTTGCTGGGCAAGTACCAAAAGCAGCCGATGAGCCAGCAAAAAAAGCTCCCGAGCCAGCGCCTGAAACTCCAACTGCTAATCAAGTAAACGAGGCACGTAAAGTTGGTATTGCTGCTGGAGCACCAGCGCTGCAAACCACTGCCGATGTAGTAAGTAGTGGAGAGACCAAATCAATTGACCAAGCAACCAGTGCAGATGCCAATACCACACCAGTTCAATCAACTAATGTTCCGGCAGTTACTGCCGCAGCCAATGCCGAAGAAGCTAAAACTCAAATTACAGCATTGGCCAATACCAATACTGATTTGCAAGCTCAAAACGAAAAACTGCGACAACAAAACGCTATCCTACAACGACAGGGCAATCTTGATCAAGTATTTGCCAATCAAGATATCATTGCAAAGAATAATGCAACGCAAGCAGCCAACGGTAGCAAAGCCGAGGCGCTTGCGACCAAATACAAACTTGAGCTTTCTACGATAACTAGCGATCTTGACGGCACAGTAATCAAATTAGGATAAGACATGGCACAGAATAAAATAGTTGGTTCAAAGGTATCAAAAAACTACAACCGGGATGCAATCCCTGGTGTCAAGTTTGATACTGCAACACAACTTGGTATTGTTAAGGACAATCTAAGCCCTGCTCGCGACGGACGCCTACGTGTGTGGATTCCAGATTTTGGTGGTGACGAACATAATCCCAGATTTTGGCGTACAGTAAACTATGCAAGTCCTTATTATGGCAGTACTTTTCAACCAACATCAAGTCTAAACAATACCTTTACTGGTACAACACACACCTATGGCATGTGGGCAGTTCCGCCAGATATTGGAAATTACGTGCTGTGTACGTTCGTTAACGGTGACCCTGAGCGTGGCTTTTGGTTTGCCTGTGTGCCGGCCACACTCAGCAATTGGATGGTGCCCAGCATTGCCGCTGACAACAAGATAGATCGCAATTCGCTCAGCGACGGCATCAAAAGCCGTGTGCTACCAGAATCTAGTGTACCGCCACAGTATCTACCAGCCGCCGAGTTTAATGAAAATATTGATGGCACAGTAAATGGCACCTTTTATAACAATGCCAAGCCCATACACGAATTCCAAGCCAACATACTGTTCCAGCAGGGACTGGATCGTGACAAGACTCGCGGGGCAATCAGCAGTACCAGTCAGCGCGAAACACCCAGTCATGTGTTTGGCATCTCAACCCCGGGACGGGCATTGACCAAAGATCCAGCAGATGATCCTGAATACGAATCAAAAGTAAACAGCGGCACAATCACCGAAGATCAATTTAGTGTACCTACACGCAAAGGTGGACACACGTTTGTAATGGACGATGGCGATGCCAGCGGTGTAGATCAGCTTATACGTTTGCGTACTGCTGGCGGCCACCAACTGTTAATGAATGATGATCAAGACATCATTTATGTTGGTAACAAAAACGGTACCAGCTGGGTAGAAATTAGCGAAACAGGCATTAACATTTACACCGCTGGTGGATTCAATATCCGAGCCGAAGATACCATCAACATGCACAGCGACAAGGACATAAATTTCCAAGCACTAGGCAGCATCAACATGGATGGTTCAACTAGTGTCAACATCAGCAGCGCACAAATAAATTTTGGTGGTAGCGAAAGCCTATTGATGTACGGTGCTAAAACCAACATTGGTGCTGGGCAAATTACATTAAGTGCAGATGGTAAACTGAATGTCAGCAGCGGTGGTGCAATGACACTGAGCGGTGGTACCATTGACATCAATGGCGGATCGGGCGGAAACAGTATTAGCTGCCCAACATTGGCCAAAAACAAACTTGCTGATACTACGTTTGATGACAAGAAAACAAAATTATGGTATAGTGTACCGGCTAGCGTTGACAGTATAGCAACCATACTGCCAAGTCATGAGCCTTGGCCAAGAGCAGGAACTCCTGCACCATTGACAAAACAAGCAGCCAGCAGTGATTGTGCTCCTGCCACTGGGGGTGCAGTGTCAAGTTACACATTGCCACCACCAAATGGCAACAAACTGGACAACGGTAAAGTCAACGGACAGTCTGCACCTTGGACCACAGACACAGCGTTTATTGACAAAGTTAAAACTGTGGCTGCAGCCATCAATGCCAACTACGTTGATGTTCTTGCTTGTATGCACTTAGAGACCGGTGGCACATTTGATCCTGCAATCACCAATAGTTTGGGCTACACCGGACTCATACAATTTGGCGAAGCATCGGGTGCAAGACTTGTGGGCACAACCACTGCTGCGCTACGTGCAATGGACCGCGTGACACAATGTGACTACGTGCAAAAATACTTTATTGCAAACAGATTAACAACCAAAGCACCAACACCAAGATTGGTGGATTTGTATCTAACCATATTATGGCCAGCAGCAGTTGGGAAACCTGGCGATTATGTTATCTTCCCTGCAGGGTCTGCACAGTACAAAGCAAACCCAGCATTTGATCCTGGACATACAGTAGGATATATTACTGTAGATATGGTGGCCGCAACCGCAGCACAACATCTAACATCAATTCAACAGGCATTGGCCAACGCTGGAGCAAGCAGCCAAGGGGTCGTGACCAGCGGCACCGGTGCAACAGTCACTGATGGACAAGGTAACCCAGTTAAAACATCAACATTGAGTAATACTCCAGCAGCAACTGGTAATGTTGGTATAACTAAGAGCGCCGGAGAGGCAGTGGTTGCCCCTAGCTGTCCCGCAGAATACTTGGCTAAAACCACAACATTCAGTCCAGGCTCGGGCATTGGTAGTGATTCACCTAAATTTGCACAGACACAGGTCAAAGCAATGATGGCTGAATTGGGTTACTTTGAAAGCCAGTTCAACTATAGCCAAGTCTCGTCAGATGGTACACGCATAGGCAAATATCAAGTTGACGCATCTTACTTGGCCGATGCTGGCTATATCAAACCTGACGCAATCAAACAGTACGGCACAGCAACACTAAGCAAGCCAGCCAGCTGGACTGGCAAAGATGGCATTCAAAGTCAAGCAGACTTCTTTACAAATCAAGTTGTGCAAGACACCATACAGGACACTGAATTCACCAATAACTATACGGCACTAACAGCCAATGGTGGAATCACTTCAACTGACGATGTATGCACTGCGGCTGGTATGTTGTTTGTTGCACATCAATTCCGTAGCACAGACAAAGCAAAACAATGGCGTGATAAAGGCGATATACAAGACGCACTAGGCAGAGAAGGTTCAGTATACTACAATCATGGTCGCTATGCAATTGACATTCTAGCAGCAGGTGGTGCGGTGCAGTCAGTGGCACAAACAGCTGGCCTAAGCGGAACAAACACCACTGGTATCAATCCTGATGATGTGTTTGTGTTTAGTGGAACTACTGGTAGTCGCAGCAATTTTGATCAATTAAATGGCACTTTTAAGGATGCTGTGCTGACCATGGCGCAGGATTTTAAAGCCAAAACAGGCAGCAAAATCACCATCACCAGTGCATATCGCAGTCCCGAAGATCAAGAGGCAATTTATCAACGATGGTTAGCAGCAGGTGGCGGGCCAAACATGCCCACAGCTGGAGGCATTACGACTCCAGCCAAACCCGAAAGCCAAGGTGGCAAAGGCAGTCCGCACAACGGTGGGGTAGCAATTGACAGTAGCCAATGTCCATTGATTGCACGAACTGTGGATCTAGCACAGTACGGACTGCGATGGGGCGGCACATTTACCAAACCCGATGCTGTACACATTCAGCTGGCCAATGCTAGTCAATAAATACTAATATGGCAACACTATACAAAGGTTTCAGTACCATTAATCGCAGCAAGAAATTCCGTACTACGGATATTGATTTGGTCAAACAAGACTTGTTGAATCATTTTAGTATCCGTAAAGGCGAAAAATTGATGCAGCCCAACTTTGGCAGTATCATATGGAGCCTGTTGTTTGAGCCCTTGGACGAAACCATTAATCAAACCATTGTTGACGATGTTACACGTATTGTGGGCTATGATCCCCGCATTGGCTTGCAAAACATCACCATCACTGGCTTAGATCACGGTATTCAAATTGAGCTTGATCTGATATACATACCCACCAACATGTCAACTGCCATGTCACTGACATTTGATTCAAACAGTGAAACACTGACCACCAGCAGTCTTTATTAATAAACTACGTAGATTTTGATTATTATAAATACATAATAACGGATGTATTTAGATGTCAACCACAACACGTCAGACTAACTTATTGGTAAACCAGGACTGGACTGCTGTTTATCAAACATTTAAGCAGGCAGATTTCCAGAGCTACGACTTTGAGACTCTACGCAAGACCATGATTGACTACTTGCGTAACTACTATCCGGAAGATTTTAACGACTTTACAGAGTCTAGTGAATACGTTGCCTTGATTGATCTTATTGCTTTCTTGGGACAGAGCCTGGCTTTCCGTGGTGACATGAATGCACGTGAAAATTTCTTTGACACCGCAGAACGTCGCGACAGTATTCTCAAACTGGCACGCTTGATCAGCTATAACCCCAAACGCAATATTCCTGCCAGTGGGTATTTGAAAATTGACAGTGTCAGCACCACAGAAAATCTATTTGACAGCAACGGACTGAATCTCAGTAACGTACAAATCAACTGGAACGATACTGCTAATCCTGACTGGCAAGAACAGTTTACTACTATATTGAATGCCACATTGGTCACTAATCAAGCCATTGGCAATCCTGGTAACAGCAACACCATTGGCGGCATCATGACAAACGAGTACAGCATCAACTTGCCACCTGATGTACTGCCTCGATATGCTTTTACTGCACTGATTGAAGACGGTACCATGCCCATGGAAATAGTCAGTGCTTCCAGCAGTGGACAGAGCTACATCTACGAGCCTGCTCCAGTGCCCACTGGCAAGTTCAACATCTTGTACCGTAACGACAACTTGGGCAATGGCAGCAACAACACTGGTTATTTTGTGTATTTCAAGCAAGGCACATTGGCCACGGAAGACTTCAATCTAGATCAAAGCCTGCCAAATCGTGTAGTGAATGTAAACTTTGACAATATCAACAACAATGATGTTTGGCTGTATCAGTTGGATGTCAACGGAAATCCAACTACACCATGGGCACAAGTGCCAGCAGTAGCTGGGGTCAACGTGATTTACAATCAAAGCAGCAATCGTAATTTGTTCCAAGTCAACAGCCGCACCAATGATCAAATTGATATAGTGTTTGGTGATGGTGCTTTTGCCAATATACCACAAGGCATCTATAGATTGTTCTATAGAACCAGTAACGGATTGCAATACAAGATCACTCCCAACGAGCTACAGACTATTTCTATTCCATTGAGTTATGTCAGTAAAAATAATCGAGTTGAAACCGTGACCATTACTGCTAGCCTGTACTACACTGTGACCAATGCAACCACACGTGAAAGTATTGACAGTATACGTACCAATGCACCCTCAGGCTACTACACACAAAACCGTATGATCACAGGGGAAGACTATAATCTATTCCCTTATGTCAACTTCAATACAATATTAAAAGCCAAAGCTGTGAACCGTAGCAGCAGTGGTATTAGTCGCTATTTGGATGTACTTGATGTAACTGGAAAATACAGCAGCACCAATATATTCTGTAACGATGGCTGGATTTATCAACAGCCTTCAAGCAACAGCACCATCTTTAGTTTTAATACTACCACAGACATTTACAACGTGGTGTATAACACAGTTGTGCCGCTGCTGAGTTCAATTGATGTACGCCAGTTCTACTACGCCAAGTACCCACGTTACACCTATTCCAATGTCAAATGGTTACAGTCAACTGCCACAAGCAATAGCAGTACTGGCTACTTTGCCAATTCCTCGAACACAGTTTACCAAATTGGTCAAGGTGTAAGCAGCAATTTGAAATACATCACAACTGGAGCCATGGTACGCTTCAACGCTGGCGTTGGAAACTACTTTGATGCACAAAATCAAATTCAATCAGGTACCGCCACATACTCAAGTCAAAAGTCTTATATTTGGGCCAGTGTTGTCAGTTACAACGTCAATTTCCCAATAAAGTTGAGTCAGAATATTCCATCAGGTGCAGTGCTGGACTCTATTATTCCTGTGTTCAAAACTGATTTACCGGGAACAGTTTTTGTCACAGAGATTGTTAACTTGATCAAGAGTTATAAAAACTTTGGCTTAAGTTACAACAACGCCACACAGGCATGGCAAATCATACTGCCTCAAGATCTAAATTTGGGAGCATTTAGTCTTACCAACCAAGGAGATGTCACTGGTACAGCTCAAGACTCATCTTGGACAGTGGCATTTGCCTACAACGGTATCACCTACAACATTGCACATCGCGGACTTCAATATGTATTTGAAAGCCTGGGACAAACACGTTTCTACTTTGACAACACAGTAAAAGTATTTGACAGTAAAACAGCACTGACTGTACATGATCAAATCAACATTTTAAAAACCAATAGTCAGCCCGACAGTGCAACGCCGTTGGCACAGGATCAAACTTGGTATGTGTACGACAGCGTGGTCAATGCTGACGGATACATCGACAATACCAAAATATTGATCACATTCCCAGATTCCAACAACAACGGAATTCCCGATGATCCAGATTTGTTTACCACTACTGTGGAGCCAACAGTGAATCCAAATCAAAAGTATGTGTTCTTCCAATCTGTAACAGATGCCAACAACTTTATCAATGTTGTTCCAGTGGACAATACCACTGTTGTGACCACATACGCCACACAGTCTGCCATCAACACCAATATCAATTTGTATGTCAGTGGACAGGTGTTTTACGCCACAACTGAAGGCAATTTTTATCAATTGGCAATCAGCACCAGTGGTACAAGAACACTAAATCTTCTTTCCAATTACACCGCTGAAGTTGGAAGACAAAATTTAACGTTTCAATATCGTCATAACAGTCCTAACGATCGTCGTATTGACCCAAGCCCAAACAACATCATGGACATGTATATTTTGACCAAAGCCTACAGTCAAGACTACTTGGCTTGGATTCAAGACACCACCAATACGGTAGTAGAACCCAGTTTGCCCACAACCGATGCACTAAAAACAGAATACGGATCAGGTACCACTAGTTTGGACAATTTCAAAGCACTGAGCGACACAATTATCTATAACCCAGGCAAATACAAACCCTTGTTTGGAGCCAAGGCAGATGCAAGTCTACAGGCAACATTCAAAGTGGTCAAAAACCCCAACGTCAACGTCAGCGACAATGACATCATCAGCGGTGTAGTTGCAGCCATCAATACCTATTTTGACAGCGCAAACTGGGACTTTGGGGACACATTTTATTTCAGTGAACTCAGTACCTATCTGCACAACACGTTGGCTCCCAATGTGTCCAGCATCATCATTGTACCAACCAGCACCAATGTTGCATTTGGTAGTTTGATGCAGATCAATAGCAACCCCAACGAAATCATGGTGAGTGCTGCCACAGCAAACAATGTACAAATCATCAGTGCAATCACCGCAGCGCAAATTAATCAAACCTTAGCAGGATTGGGAATCGTAATTTAATATGGCACAAATACAAACAAGTAATTTTTTACCAGACGCATTTAGAACTGATGCAAACAAAAAGTTCCTAAATGCCACGCTGGATCAATTGGTAACACAGCCTGATTTACGAAACATAAACGGTTATGTTGGTCGCAAGTTTGCGCCAACATTCAAAAGCACAGACAACTATGTGCCTGAACCAACCGTGCAACGTCAGAATTATCAACTTGAGCCCAGTGTTGTGGTCAAGAACAAAATCACAGGCAACACTGAATTTTTCAGTAGTTACATTGACTACTTGAATCAAATTGGACACTACGGTGGCTTAACCAATAATCATAGTCGACTATTTGGCAACGAGAGTTACAGTTTCAATGGTTTGTTTGATTTTGACAAGTTCATTAACTTTACCCAGTACTACTGGTTAGAAAACGGCCCTGATGCTGTGGCCGTGTTTGGTAGCGAAATTCCAACTCAAGAGACTTTTATTGTTACCCGTAATCCAAGTACAGGAACATACCAATTCACTGGCAGCGACGGAGTCAGTAACCCAACACTTAGACTTGCCTATGGTGGAACTTATCAATTTGTTGTTAATCAGCCAGGCTACCCATTCTGGATTCAAACCGACCCAGGACTAAGCGGCAAAAAAGTCAATCAAAGCAACCTAAACAGTCGAGATGTGTTGGGAGTGACCAACAACGGGCTTGATGTAGGCACTGTGGTCTTTCAAGTTCCTCAGCCCACTGCTCAAGATTTTTATACTCGCATGCCACTTGCAGGCAGTGTTGATCTAAGCACCACACTACACTACAATCAAATACAGGGACAAAGACTCAGCTCGATCAAGGCATTGGCAGAAAACGGCATTGATGGTGTATTTTCTCAAAGTCAATTGAATTTAAAGTCATTGATTTTTGTCAATAACGACGTTGATCCTAGTCTATGGACAGCGAACAATTATACTGTGCCCGTGGCACAACGATTAAATGCCTGGATCATTAGTTTGAGCTCAGACAGTGATCCCATAGTGACACTGAGTACCTCTAATCAAGCATTCAGTGTAACTGCGTTGAATCGCGTTTTTGTCAAATCAGGTACTACTCGTGCTGAATACACCTACTACACCAATGCTGATTATCTAAACTACAACGTGTACTACTTGATGCCCGACATCACCAGCGTTTTGAACACCTTGTACTATCAAGACGGTGTAGGTACGACTTTTGTTGGCGAGATCAATCTGTTACAGGTCAATGATACCACAATCAACATTGACACTGACATTGTTGGAAAGACAACATATCAAAGCCCCAATGGAGTTTTGTTCAGTAACGGACTAAAAGTAACATTTACTGGCACAGTGAATCCATCAACTTATTATAACAACAGTTACTATGTTGAAGGAGTTGGCACTGCAATAAAATTGTTACCAGTGAGTGATTTTTTAACTCCAGAATCTTACGCCAGCAGCGGCTTGGTCAATCCAGATTATTTTACAATTAACCGTGCAAGCATCGACTTGAATGCGTGGACTCGCAGCAACCGTTGGTTCCATATTGATATAATCAATTCTACGGCGGCCTACAACGGAACTACAGCCATAATTGATCAAGCGGTGCGTGCCAATAGACCCATTATTGAATTTGAAGCTGACTTGCAGTTATTTCAGTCGGGTCGTGTGGCAAAAACTCCAGTGGATCTACTGAATACCACTGCCAATTTTGACAGCAAAAATACCATTGAACTTGCTCCTCAAGGCACAAGCCTTGACGGCACTGTCATCACTGACGGTATGCGAATTATTTTTGCCAATGATCTTGATCCAACAGTACGCGGTCAAATTTTTGTGGCCAATATTGTGTATATCCCAAGTCTCAGCGGGCATTACATCAACTTGACTCTGGCAGCAGACTCTGTTGTGGAATTGAATCACAATGTGGTGGTACTGCAAGGTCCCAACAAAGGCACTGAATTCCACTACACCTACAGCAACGGCGGTTTGGTTTGGGTAGCCAATGGACAGCAAAAAACCAAAGTTAATCAAGCTCCCTTGTTTGACGTGGTTGACAGCAACGGTGTCAGCATCTCTACCTACTTGAACAGTACTTTTGCAGGTACACAAATATTTGGGTACAAGGTGGGAACTGGTGCAGTGGATCCTGTCTTGGGCATTGCACTCAGTTACAGAAACTTTAATCAAATTGGTGACATTCAGTTTGTAAACAATTTTGACAGTGACACTTTTGGCTACACCACGGCAGCGGGCACTGCGGAAACCAATCAAGCTGTGAATACTGTGGGTACTCTACAGCAAAATATTGATTTAACCAGCTTTGATATTCGCAATACTTGGACCACCAACGTTGAAAAATCAAAACAGTTTCAAATCATTGCCGGGGTCTATGACGGCAATAACCCGTACTTCAAGATTGACATAGCAGCCAATTCTGCAGGTACTGTGCCCAACTTTCGAGTATATCGTAATAGTAAACAAATTACCGGGTACGAACTGGTTACAATTGGCGTATTGCAATATGTGCATGTCACTGACAGTGCGTTGACCACTGGCGATCAAATTGATATATTGATCTACAGCGATGCAGTCAGCGCCCTGGGCTATTACGAAGTACCTAAAAATCTAGACTTCAACAGCGAAAACGCAAACTTTGTAAATCTTACATTGGGCCAGTTACGCAACCACTTGACCACCATGGTTGGCAATAGCAGTAAAGTTTTTGGTGCGGTGCCTGGAAATAGTAACCTACGTGACGTGCCAGTAAAACAACAGGGCGGCAGTATTCTACAACATTCAAGTCCTGTGGTTTACGGCGAGATGTTCCTGGTGGACCCAAACGCAAACTTCATGAGTGGTGTAGAGTTGGCACGTTACGAGTACAGCAAGGTCAAAAACAAAATACTTGAACTCAGCACAAGAACCAACGGGTTGGACTACACCAACGTTCCTGCATTGTTGGACACCTTACTGCAAAATATCAACAGTGTCAAAAACAAAACATTTGCTTGGTATTATAGTGACATGGTGCCGTACGGTACTCTTAAAAACACATTGACCTATACTGTGGTCAACGCAGAAATTGTTGACTACGAGATCAGTAATGTGTTTAGCGACACCACACTTGGCAATACTGCGGTATTGGTTTATAAAAACAATGTGCAATTGGTCAAAGGTGTTGACTACAAATTTGACACCAATCGTGCTGGTGTGACTGTTTTGACATCACTGGCAGTTGGTGATGTACTCACCATTAACGAGTACAGCAGTACTGATGGAAACTATATCCCTGAGACTCCAACCAAGTTGGGACTGTATCCTAAATTTACACCAAACATATATCTTGATACCACGTACCAAACTCCAATCATGGTGATTCAAGGTCACGATGGCAGTATTACTCCAGCGTTTGGTGACTACCGCGACCAATTGTTGTTGGAGTTTGAACTACGCATCTACAACAACATCAAAGTTGATTACAGCAAAAACGTATTTGATATCTATAATTATTTGCCTGGCAAATTTAGAACCACTGACTATACCAACAACGAATTCACACAGTTGTTGACCAACAGCTTTTTGCGTTGGTCTGGCAGCAATCGTGTGGACTATATTACCAATAGTTATTTTGTTGCCAACGCACCGTTTACTTGGAATTACAATAGATTTGTTGACACCATCAACGGCGAAGCATTGGCAGGATATTGGAGAGGCATTTACAAATACTTCTACGACACAGATCGCCCGCATACTAATCCTTGGGAAATGTTGGGGTTCAGTGAACAACCCTCGTGGTGGGAAACACGTTATGGTCCAGCGCCCTATACAGGCGGTAACTTGGTGTTGTGGGGCGACCTTGCAGCCGGTTACATCTGGAACGGCGGTAATGGCAATGACTACACCGACACACGTTTTGCTCGCCCCAACTTGTTGAGCATAATACCAGTAGACAGCAGCGGCAATTTACGTAGTCCTGAGCAATTTGCAGTCAAGAGTTTTAACAGCAACAACGCCAGTGGCAATTACAAAATTGGCGATCAAGGTCCTGTAGAGTCGGCTTGGCGCCGCAGCAGTGATTTTCCGTTTGCCATGCAACAGGCTCTGGCATTGAGCCATCCTGCATTCTACTTTGGTAGCTTGATTGATATTGGTCGTTACTACAAAAATACCGGACTTGATCAGTATGTATTAGCGGATACACTACAACGTGTCACTCCTGGTGCAATACGCATCAACGGTACCACGTCAGGTACAACAGTATATCGTTCAGCTGGATATTTGAACTGGATCGCTGAATACCTACGTAACCAAGGTATTGATCCTGGAACCAAGCTGTACGAATACTTGGACAATGTCAATATACAGTTGGCCTACAAAATGGCCGGGTACACTGATCAAAGTTTTATACAGGTAATCGCAGAACAAAGTAGCCCAACTAGTACCAACAGTGGTGTTGTGATTCCCAACGAAAGCTATGCCATTGAACTGTATAAATCAACCCCAACCAATAGACTGGTGTATAGTGGTGTTGTAATTGAACGCACCGCCAGTGGATATTCAGTAAGTGGATTTGATTTTGAAACACCGTACTTTACCATTATCCCAAGTTTGGCCAACAACAATTCATACAGCATTTCGGTGCTGAACGAATCAGCAGTGATCTACAGCGACTTCCAAACTTATAAAGTCACTGTGCCCTATGGATACGAATTCACTAGCAAACAACAAGTGGTTGATTTCTTGGTCAGCTACCAACGTTACTTACAGGGCAGCGGATTCCAATTTACAGATGTTGACCCTGATCTTGGTATACAACGTGACTGGATACTAAGTGCCAAAGAATTCTTGACTTGGTCTCAACAAGGTTGGAAAACAAGTAGTGTATTGGTATTGAGTCCAACATTGGATAGAATCACACTCACCACTGCTATTGGTGTAGTGGACAAGATTCAAAATACACCTATTTCTAGTAAAATCTTAGACACCAACTACAACTACATCAAGTACAGTCAGTTGACAGTGAATCGACAGGCCTTGGCAGCTGGCAATACATTCAATGTTCAAGCCAACAGTGGGCAAACCATTGCATTGGCAGTACTGGATGTGGTTGAGTATGAACACATAATGATATTCAACAACACTGATGTGTTCAACGACATCATTTATGTACCTGAACTGGGCAACAGACAGTATCGTTTAAAGCTGATTGGTAAGAAAACTGGCTCTTGGAGTGGTGCACTGAATCCTTCAGGATTTATCTATAACAGCACCACTATCGACACATGGCAACCCGATACTGACTATGCGTTTGGTTCTTTGGTGCAGTACAAGAACAATTACTATACCGCAACTCAAAACATTGCTGGCGCCACCACATTCAACACCACATTGTGGAGCCAAGTCAAAAAATCAACATTGAAGACTGGCCTATTGCCAAACTTCAGCTACAATGCTGAGAAGTTTAATCGTTTCAACGACATTGACAATCCTGAATCATTGGGCAACTTTGATGCTTACAGTGACAGTGCCATTGGATTCCGTTCACGCAGTTACTTGACCAACTTTGGCATTGACAATGTCACACAAGCCAAGTTTTATCAAGGCTACATACGAGAAAAAGGCACACTGAATGCAATCACAGCGTTCACCGCAGCGGGCTTTAATAGCATCAGCAGCAACATCAGTCTTTACGAAGAATGGGGTATGCGTGTAGGCGAGTACGGTGCTTTGGACAACAATCGCAGCATTGAGCTGATACTGACTGAGTCAACATTCAACGGAGATCCAGTAACTATCACACTATTGCCCAATGGTGGTTCAACCAGCAGCAACGGCATCATCGGAGTACAAACATCTCAATTGTACAAACATGATTCTAAATACACTCCCAACATCTACATCAACCGAGATGCCAGCAGCATTTACGAAAATGATTTGCCCACTGCGGGTTATGTAAACATCAATGATGTTGACGCCACTATATATGACATTGCCAACTATTCACAGTTGAGTGCAAACATTGCAGATATTGGCATTGGTTACAAAATTTGGTGTGCCAAAGACATAAACAGCACTTGGAATGTTTATCGAGTAACAGAAACTGATATATCAGTCACCAAGATTGTGTACAGCGTGGACAACATAGGCGTGGTCACAACCAATGGTCCACATCAATTTGCCTACGGCGACTTGATTGCCATCAAGAACTTTGATGTTAGAGTCAATGGAGTCTACCAAGTTTATAGTGTAATTGACCCCTATAACTTCAATGTTGTATTCTCTGGACAAGCAGGCGAACAAATCAAGCAGGCCATTACCATAACTGGTACTGGTACATTGTTTACTTTTGAAAGTCAACGCATTGCTAACAGCACAGACATCAACAGTCTGACACCGGCCCATGGCTGGATTGACAATGACAAACTCTGGGTTGACAACAATAACAATGGCAACACCTGGGCAGTTTACAACAAATCCACTCCTTGGACAGGAAATGTCAGCTTCTTGAATCCAAGTATGCGTATCAATGGCAACAGCTACATTTCCAACAGCGGATTTGGCACAGTAGTTGCTATCAACAGCAGTGGTACTTTTGCAGCAGCTGGCTTGCCCAAATTGAACTTGGGCAACGTGGCAGTATTTGTTGCCAATGTGACCAATGGAAATGTACTTACTCAAGTGGGCAATATTGGAGCACATACTGGCAACAGCGTAAGTAACTTTGGTGCAAGCCTTGCCACAGCAGGCAACTTGCTCTACATTGGTGACCCTGGCAATGGCACCAGCGACTATGGTCGAGTACACATTCATCAATTCAATGGTAACGCCAGTTTCCCATGGACACAGACTTTGTCAAGCCCATGGGGCAGCAACACCGGCGATGCTTACGGAACAAGTGTTGCAGCCAGCGCAGACGGCACTTGGCTATATGTCTCTGCACCCAATGCAGGAAATGTTTATGTGTATCATGCCAACGCCACCAGCTACTACAGCTATGCCAACACTGTCACAGTGGGCAGCAGTACTTATGCACAATTTGGTTACACAGTTGGCACCACCAGCGACGGCCGTCAAATTGCAATCGGTGCACCATATGACACAGTCAATGGCATCAGTGCAGCAGGCGCAGTATATGTATATGATCGCAGTGTAGAGAGTTTTGTTGCCACTGGCAGCACCAGTTATACAACATCATACCCTGCGTATGCAGCCAATGTCAAAATCACAGTCAACGGCAATGTGCTGTCCGGCGGCTACACAGTCAATGGCACAACAACAGTGACATTTGCCAATGCTCCGGTAATTGGATCATTGATCACTATTGATACAAACAAAATTCAGTTACTGGAAAGACTGGTATCGCCCGCTCCATCAAGTGGTGCTGCATTTGGTGCTGTGACCAGCATTGCTGGCAATGATGCAGACATTTATGTTTCAAGCCCTGGGTACAGCACAGTTGGATATCACAGCGGCATTGTTTACCGTTTTGTGAATCAAGGAGCTGCATATGGTACCATTACTGGTACTAAATTTGCACCCAATGTCACAGTTGGTGACAGTATCAGAATCAACGGATTCAATGTTACCTTTACAGGAAACACCGCTGCAAATGTGGCAACAAATATCAACAGTGCCAATATTCCTGGGGTAACTGCACTAGCACAAGACTTTGGTGCATTGACCATTACCAGCAATATTACTACACCTTATCAAAAGCTGGTGATTGGTGCTGGTCCTGGTACTGCTGTCAGTGATTTGGGTCTACAGGTCTACAACAACTCACAGTCATTGTTGCATCCTGCAACAGACATAGTTGATCAATTTGGATCTCAAATACTGTCCAGCCCTGACAGCAAATCTTTGGTCATCAGTGCTGATCAAGGCAGTACTTACAACCTAGTGACATTTGATAATGCAATGACCACATTTGATCAAGATGGTACAACTTTCTTTGACGTGGTATTGGGATCAGGTGTTGTTTACATTTATGGCTTAGTTGGTGGACACTTCACAGCCAATACACCAGATCAATACACTTTGGTGCAACGTTTACAGAACAACAGCTTGAATTCAAATGACCAATTTGGTTACACCATGGCCATGAACGCCAAAACCCTGTTGGTTGGTGCGCCTGGAGCCAGTGGAAACTTGTCCGTTGATCCTGTTAGCGGGGCTTATGTACCAACTCCCAACAGCGGAACATTTTACACCTATAACAATTTTGGTGGAAATATTGGCTGGGATGTGATCAGTTATCAGTTGCCGCAAGTTGATATTGACAGCATCAGTAGAATGTATCTGTACAACAGCAACACAGCTTCGTTGGTGTCTAGCTTGGACTACATTGATCCAGCCAAAGGCAAAGTACTGGGTGTAGCACAAGCTGACTTGGATTTCATTACTGCATACGACCCGGCGGTTTATAATGCAGTGTCTGGAATTGACTCAACTCCCAATTTGGCCAATAGTCAAGATTTCCACTGGGGTCCAGCACAAGTCACAAAGACTTGGTGGAACACTGATGCAGTACGTTATTTAGATTACGAACAAGGCAATGTAACTTATCGTGCCAACAACTGGGGACGAGTATTCCCAGGCAGTACTATCCAAGTCTGCGAATGGGTTGAAAGCGCAATGCCGCCAAGTGCCTATACCGGCACTGGTACGCCTTTGTATCCTGACAACACTGCTTACAGCATATCAGTTAGCATAAATCCCAACACCGGTATGGCCACCAGCACCTACTACTATTGGGTGGTCGGTAAAACCAGCTTGGAGCAGCAGTCTGTACACACCAACACAGTCAGCACCATTGCTGACATGATTGCTAACCCACAGGCACAAGGCATACCGTATGCAGCAGTACTACGCAGCGACAGCGTGAGCCTATACGGTATTTCTAACTTGCTGAGTGGCAATTCTGTGGTGTTACACTCTGATTACGATGTATTGAAAAATACCAACATCATTCACAGCGAATACCAATTGGTGCAAGAAGGCAACAGCAACAGTCCAATACCCGCTAGAATCATCAACAAGATAGTTGACAGTCTAAGTGGAGTTGACTCGTTGGGCAATACAGTACCAGATGCAACACTGGCACCACAAACACGTATTGGCCTAGGTGAACGCCCAAATCAAACGCTATTTGTGGACCGTGCTGCGGCGTTGGAAAGTTTTGTTGAGTATGTCAATGACATATTAATTCAATATCCCATTGTTGAAGAATTCAATATCAACAATCTGTACAGTGCTGAATCAGTACCTGATACTACACAATACGATGTTGAAGTTGCTACTTACGCTGAACTAAGCTATATCGACACCACCATCATCAACACTGGGTATACTGCATTGGTACTGTCTGACGAAACTAGAAATTATTTCTGGTCATTGTACTCATGGAGTGGCACAGGTTGGAGTTTTGTCAAATCTCAGAGCTACAATACAACGCAATATTGGAGCAAAGTCAATTGGTACGACAGTACATATGATCCAACAGTACTGCCAACATATACTGTTGCCACTGTGGATAAATTGAGTTTGTTGAGCCCAGCGGTTGGCGACACAATCAAGGTGTTGAACAACGGCAATGGTCAATTTGTAGTTTATCGTGTCAATAGTGACGGCACCAGTAGTTTAGTGGGCATTGAAAACGGAACTATCCAGTTCAGCAGTATCTTGTATACTGGAAATGTATCTGGGCAGGAAATTCGAGTCATATTTGAAACAATCCAAAACGATATCTTTGTTGACACACTCAAAGTAAACTTCAATGATTTGTTCTTCTTCTTGATCAATTACATCTTGTCAGAGCAGCCAAGTGTTGATTGGGTATTCAAAACCAGTTTTGTCAGCATCCTGCACAAGTTGCGTAAACTGGAACAGTTCCCCAACTACATTCAAGATAACCAAACTTATTACGAGCAGTACATCAATGAAGTCAAGCCATATAGAACAAGTTTACGCGAGTACTTGATTGCTTATCAAGGCAACGATGAGTACTATGGTGACATGACCGACTTTGATATTCCCAGCACATACATCACATCAGTTGGTGGATATCGCAGCCCCAACGGCAGCAATGTAACCGATGCAGCAAGTCTAAGCACTTTGCCACAGTACAGCCAATGGTATAAAAATCACAGCTACAGTATCTCATCTGTTGTAGTATCAAATCCTGGTCAAGCAAGCAATGTGCAGATCACCACATTGAATTTGGGATTTGCACCCAACATTGGTTCCAGTATTGCACACGTTGAGGTTGGAGATACTATCACTCAACCAAACTCTGGTGCCAGTGGTGTTGTCTATACTAGAAACGTGATTGATGACAATATTGTATTGATCAATGTTTCTGGTACATTTGTTGGTAACGTGACTGGAAACGATACTGTTGCCGGAGTTGGCAACACATATCTATTCCGTAACGGTGCTAATCTTACTGCCAATGTGGCCACTGTAAGCACAAACTATGCAGTAACTGGCTACTATACTGTGCCAACTGTTACTGTGGTAGGTGGTGGTGGCAGTGGTGCAAACATCATTGCACAGCTTGATGGCCAAGGTGGAATTGCAAGTTTCGAGGTCATCAGTCCGGGACAGGGATATACCAGCACCCCAACATTGTTTATCAATGGTACTGGTACTGGCGCAGCTGGATATCCTTTGTTGTCAAACAAATACTATATTGAGAATTTGCCCACTACCACATTGACTGCAAACAGCAATGTCATGGCGTATGTTGGTAACTTGATTACTCAACCCAATACTGGTGCATATGGCACAGTATACAGTGCCAGCTCGGGAAACATTATCACATTGACAGGTGTTGTTGGTACATTTGCCAGCAACCAATACATCTACAGTGATGCTGCCAACTTGAATACTTACGTGACTTTGACCAACAGCTATACCCAGTTTATTAATCAAAGTTATAACACAGTTCGCACGTTTGCAACCACAATCAACTTTGATCGCGTCAACTACTCTAGTAATGTTATTGCTTGGCAACCCAATATTGCAATACAGGCCAATAGCTGGGTCAGCTACAACGGTGCAGCTTACCAAGCACAAGGCAACGTGTACAGCACAGCAGTTTTGAGCCTGTCGGGCAACATAGCATCCAATGTGGGTGATTATATTACACAATCCAACTCTAGTGGCAACGCAAGAGTGTTATTGTCAAATGTTACTGCAATTACACTGGGCAATATCAGTGGTGCTTTTTTACGACGTGGCGGAAATCTGTTGATCAACAATATTGATTCTGGTGTGCATCCAATGGCAGTAAACAACATTTTTGATTACACAAAGTATACTCAGCTCAATGCCAATGCGTTTGCTTCGGCTGCTGATCGTATTACAGCATATTACCAGCCAACGGTCAGCATGCCAGGCAAAGATTTGTCTCAATTGATGTCGGGTATTTCTTACCCCGGAGTAGTTGTTGCTGGACCAAAATTTGCTGCAAACACCTTGTCACTGACTTCGGGCAATGTGTTTGCGTTTGCCAACAACGGTTATGTGTATAGCGGAAATACCTCAGTGGTAAACTTTGCCAATTTGAAGATTGTTGCAGGCCAACCATTGACCATTGTGGACAACACACAGAACAAGACCTATTATGTCAATATTATTGAAGCCGCAGCCGGCAACTTGTTTGTCTCTAACTTGACAAGTAATATTGCCAGTGGTGCCAATGTGACGTTAAAATACTATGACTACAACAATCCTTTGTTCTTGGACAGTATCATAACCAACACCTACACCAATACTGCTTTTGGTACCAGCCCGGCTGATATCACTGTGGATGGTGGAGCGTATTTTGATACTTACAGCAGCCATGGTCCTGAAGAATTGATTCCGGGCACAATGTACGACAACTTGAACATGGAAGTGTTTACACGCAGTATATTTGCAGCCAACGGCAATGTAGATCCCAATGGTACCACAGTGGGTATTCGTGTAACTGCCAACATGTCACAGAGCTTTTCTTATCACAGAATCTCAAGCGCCAACACCACAGTACTGAGTGCCAATTTGAATCTCACAGACAGTAACATACATGTCACCAACGCCAGTGTGTTGCCTGTTCCTGACTTGACTTATCTACACCCTGGCATAATTTACATCAACGGGGAAAAGATCACTTACTGGACCATTGACACAGTCAACAACGTGCTGGGACAAATTCGAAGAGCAGTTGACGGTACAGGTGCAGCAAATGTACATGTGTCAGGCTCAAGAGTGGTTGACAGCAGTTTCCAACAGTCTATTTTGTCAAATATTGCTGCAAATACCTGGATTTCACCATGGAGCGTGGGCAATGTCACTGCTGCAAACGTCAGCGCAACTTTTGGCAATTCCACAATAGTGAACAGTTTCTTAATTGCTTCACCAAGCTACACGCCTTGATAAATAATCTATATGGACAATAAAATGACAGCAAATATAGCACAACCAGAACGCAAACCAGATGAACTCAGCGGAATCTATGTCCGCGGACACCTCAAAATCTTTGACCCATCAACTGGCGAAGAGTTTGTCAACAAGAGCAATGCAATTCATTACGAGAATATCTCAACTGCACTGGCATATGGTTTGGCCAACAAACAACAGAATTACATCTATGCCATGCGTTTTGGTAACGGTGGAACCAGCGTTGACTCCACTGGCGTCATCACTTATTTGCCCACTAACACCACGGGACAAAACAGCAATTTGTACAGCCCAACGTACAGCAAAGTGGTTGACAATACGGCAGCAGCCAACCAAGATCCCACTAGAAACTATATTCAAGTGCGTCATATTCCCGGGCAAGTCTATACTGACATTTTGATCAGTTGTCTATTGGACTACGGCGAGCCCGCAGGACAACAGGCATTTGACAATAGCCAAAATTTGGTTGGCGGCGCCTTAAACGAATTTACATTTGACGAGTTGGGTCTTGTGGGACGCAGCACCGATGGTACTACTGATACACTGGTCAGCAGCACATTTACACCGTCAACTGGACCACTGTTGACACACGTGGTATTCCACCCAGTGCAAAAGAGTCTAAACAGACTTATTCAAATTGACTACACAGTCCGAATTCAAACACTAACAAATTTGAGCAGCATAGGATAATTTGATGTCTTATATTTTAAATCAGACCAATGGTCAATTACTAATAAATTTACTTGATGGCACAGCCGATGGTCCTGACATCAACCCCGGGCTCAATGCCAGTGATATAAATTTATTTGGTAAAAATTATCCATTGTACGGACAATTTTTAGATGAAAACTTTGTAAGATTGTTACAAAACTTTTCCAGTACAACACCTCCAACCAAGCCCTTGCAAGGTGAATTGTGGTACGATACTGGTGCAGGATTTTTAAAAGTATATACTGGTAGTTCATTTGTACCAGTTAGCCCTGTCATTGTTTCGGCTACACAACCCAGTACCACTCTTGTGGGCAGTCAGTGGTGGGACAATGTCAATTACCAACTGAACATGTACAACGGATCCACATGGACCACAGTGGGTCCTTCCTACAAACAACCTGATGGTAAGAGCGGGGCACTGGTAGAATCTGTCATTGACACCATGGGTGCAACACACACAGTGGTCAAATTTTACAATCAAAATCAAGTTGTTGCAATCAGCAGTTACGATGCTGCCTTTACACTGTCTGTGGGCAGTGCAGTAACTGGGTTCAGCGTGATCAATCCCGGTATCACAATGGCAACTGGTGTAGCAAATGAATACCAGCTGGTTGGGTCCGCGACCAACAGCAAAATGTTGGGCAACGTGATTGCAGCAAATTATGCTCGTACCGACATTGTGCCTACGTTTACCAGCAATATTATCATTGCCAACGGCAACATCTCAATTGACAGCGCACCCACTGGCGCAGCACGTTACTACAACTCAGTAAACGGCGGCAATATCAGTTTGTGGCCCACTGTCAGTGGAGTCAGTACACGGGCATTTGCTATATCAGGCGCTGATGCAAGTACCAACGTCAATTACAATTTAAATGTAGTGGGAACAACCACTATTGGCGGCGCTCTGGTGGTGGGCGGACATGTCACAATTGAAGGACAAACCAGCACTGGCTCAACTGGTACTGGCAATTTGGTATTTTCTAATAATCCTGTGTTTGCTGGAGCTCCCACTGTGCCCACAGCAGCCCAAGGCGATGTGTCTTTGAAAATTACCAACAGTACTTTTGTTAATGCAGCCATTGCCACCAGCAGTTATGCACCTTGGCAAGGAAGCCACCAGTATGTCAATACCTCGGCACCCAGTTCTGGACTTGGTAATGTTGGCGATTTTTGGTTCCAAATTTAAAGAAAGAAGACAATGACAACTAAAACTTACATTGTCGCTCTTAATAAAAACGTTGATTACAAACAATTTTGGCAAGAGATGGAAACTGCATCGTATGGGGTTCCGTACGTCCCGGATCGTCCAGTGTCAATTGTTGATGCAAGAGATGTTTTTGAACGCATCTGTGAATATGCCTTGACCGATGAAGAGGCAACAGCTTTACGTAAAGATCCGCGTGTGGCCGGGGTCGAAGTTCCAATTGAAGAACACCCAACTTTTTCATGGACCACCTCGTCTATTACAAACCAAGTTGGTAATTTTACCAAACCTGCTGCACCAGTTGCTTATGCCGGTGGCGAGTATAGTTGGGGCGACAACATAAACTGGGGTCTAATTAGACACAGCAACATTGAAAATCTCTACGGCGCTGGATCAACAGTACCTGATGGCACAACTTACAGTTATGATCTCGACGGCACTGGCGTAGACGTTGTCATTATTGACACTGGGGTACAAGCAGATCACCCAGAATTTCAATATGTTGGCAATTCTACATCACGTGTACAGCAAATTGATTGGTACGCCGAGACTGGCATAGCAGCGTTTCAGGGAATTGATCACTACATTGACACCGAAGGACACGGCACAACTGTGGCTGGGGTAGTAGCAGGCAAAACATACGGCTGGGCCAAAGGCTCCAACATCTATGCTATCAAGGCCACAGGCCCCGCCCCCACTACCACTATTACTGATGCATTTGCTGGGTTGTTGACTTGGCACAACAACAAGTTCTCGTCAACCGGACGTCCTACCTCGTTAAACTTGAGTATGGCATTTACCATGCAGGCTGCACCAACACTGACTGTTGCCACCGGCGAGACAAAATTCACAGCCTGCGCTGCTACCAGCTCGCCAAAAGAAGGGGCACTACATTTTTTGGCAAATGTCACAGGTGTAAACTATAGAGGCACTGTGACTGGAAATGTTGCACCTGGTGCAACTCCGGCAACTTCTGGCAATGTGTCATTTGATGTATTGGCATCTGCAGGCTTACAAGTTTCTGATGTTAGAAACGCCGACTACACTGCACCTGCTTGGAATGGTATCCCAATTGAGTACACTCCGTATGATGTCATGTTGGCAGAGTTGATTGATTCTGGTATTATAGTGTCAAGAGCAGCCGGTAACCACAGCTACAAAATAGACCTACCTGGCGGTGCTGATTACGACAACTATGTGTCAGCGCCAACTAACCCAGATTATCCCCAAGTCTCTCAATATCTATACTATCATAGGGGAGCAAGTCCAAAAGATCCAAGAATGCTGACAGTTGGTGCTCTTGAAAATATTCCGTACTCTGCAACTGTCGAACAACGTGCTGTGTTTTCTGCTGCAGGCCCTGGGGTTGATGTTTATGCTGCTGGTGTTGGTATCATGACCTCGGCAAGCAGCAATGCAACTACAAGGTTGGATCGTAACGGCAATCCCACAACAGCACCCTATTTCTTAGATGGTGGGTATTTGCAGGTACTGGGCGAAGGAACATCTTATGCTGCCCCGCAAATTGCAGGTATGGCTGCATTGTATCTGCAAGCAAACCCGGTGGCAAGTGCTTCGGATATCAAAGCATGGTTGGTGAGCAATGCTGCAAAATCCAGCAGCATGTACTCCACTGGGTTTGACACTGACTACTCCAATGATCGATCATTGATGGGCGGTGCTGGCTTGGTTGCATTCTTTACTGATCCCGATGGCTACTCGTTCCGCGTGGACGATGCAGTAACAATCAAATACGGACTGGGAGTAACACGTATTTTGAATTCAAGCAACAGTTGGCAAGCTCTCAAAGGCATGTGGACCAAAACTGATTCTGCCACTTGGACTCCTGTAAAAACTGCTTGGATCAAAACAGATCCTGCAACATGGACTCGAGTGTACCCTACACCAATGGGTGTGCTAACGCCAACTCCCAATTCGTTGGCATTTCAGCCTTTCCAATTTCATAGAGATCCACAGAGCGATCCTACAATCAGTCCACCAAAACAATTGGTGATTACCAACACTGGTGATTACGATCTAGTAATCAACTCAATTACACTGTCAAATACCTCCAGTTACGCATCTTATATAACCAATGCCAATACACCCATAACACTGGTACCGCAAGGGCAGGAGCAATATGGTAACAGTTCAGTCCAAGTTGGAGTAAGAGTAGCAGGCCTGGCTGTTGGGTCTTATTCAGCCGATGTTGTTTGTGTAAGCAACGTGGGAGTATTTGGCACCAGCACCACACTGATTCCAGTTTCCATCACAGTACAACCCGACTTCAATGGCATCACCGCAAATGTCAGTGCAGTACCAAACACAGACAAAACTGTAAGTCTTGATTACTATGTGTTAGAATCGCCGGCCCAAAGCAATATAACCATTACCAACTCGGGCAACGGTGCCAACCTCACCATCTCAAATATAGTCTCTGCCAATGGATACTTCTCAGTATCCAATGTGCCGGCTACTCCAATCACCTATAACTTTTCAACTTATACTGGTAACTCGGCTCAGTTCACAATCACAGCAGCAAACTTGAATGCTGGAACATACTCGGACACACTGATTGTAAACAGCAATGCCTCAAACAATCCAGCATTGTCAATTCCAGTCACTATCAAAGTCACACAACCCAACGGTAGAAGTGAAGATTTTAATCAAGCCGGCGTCACAACATTTACTGTGCCAGATCATGTGCACCGAATCAAAGTGTTTGCTGTGGGCGGTGGCGGCTCGGGCGGACCCAGTACCAATCAAGCCATCATTGGTGGTTCAGGCGGCGGTGGCGGCTCGGGTGCATACCAGTGGCAAACTGTGTCGGTTACCCCGGGCGAGGTACTATCAATCACAGTGGGCGGCGGCAACTACCCTGATAGACCCACTGCACTACGATACTACTCCTTTAGTGGTCGAAATAATTGGAGTGCCTTTATGAACAGTTATGCTGTGTGGGTCAATCCCGACGGCATTAGTCCAGTCAAAATACCTGTGTCGTCCGCTAGAAGTTTTTCTGTTGGATCACCTGGCACATACACAGTACGGGCCCAATCTGATGGAGCACTAGATGTGTCAATTGACGGCAACTTGGCCATAAGCGGGGCAACACTACAAAGCATCAGCAGTGCCAACGTGGTGTTGAGTTCGGGCACACATGTTATTAATTTTGTTGCAACCAACGAAGGACAGACTGCAGGGTTTGCGGCCACGATAACCAACTCGGCCAACACCGTAGTATGGAGCACTAGAACCAACCTAGTGGTTCCCGGATCCAGCGATACCACCATCACTGGCAGTTTTGGCACTATTACTGCGGCTGGTGGACTCAGTGGTGCAGCGGCGTATGAAAGTTATATTGCACCTCAAGCCTACTACGGCTACGACGGCGGTGGTTATGATAACGCAGGTTCAACAACCGGCCCTGGTACCGGTGATTGCTGATATATGGAACATGATATTCAAAAAATTGATGGCGTAATTCCTCAAGAATTATTTGATTCAATATCTCAAAAATCAAAACTTCACGGATTCAATTATGGTTGGTACAGTTCGCGAAGCGAGCCTTATGGTCATTGGAATTTCCAATATGCTAGAACCATAACAAAAAACGGTTTAGATGTTTCTCGACAATTATATCCTGATTTGCTGCTGGCTTGGCAACATGTGCAACAGCTCTATTTTCCTGACATGATATTGGCCAGATGCTACATCAGTCAACACACCTACGGCACAGATGGATATCCGCACACAGACAGTACCAGAGACAACAGCAAAACTTTGGTGGTTTATCTGAATCAAGAATGGCGACCCGAGTGGGCTGGGGAAACTGTGATATTTCAAGATGGAGAAATAGTTTGCGCCAGTTTGCCAAAAGCCAACCGCGGTCTAATATTTCCTGGTAACCGGCTCCACGTTGCAAGATCTCCCTCAAGAGTCTGTCCAGTAGCAAGAACCACTCTCATGTTCAAGGCAGTAATACCGGACCCGCTACGTGATCGTATACAGAGATTTTTAGCAGAGCACAAAGTTGATCAAATACCACATTCGGGACGCACTCTGGCAGATCATTTATTACAAACTTACGATCTATTAAAAAATGCAGGACAAAGTGATGCAGTTTGCAGCGCAGGAGCGCTACACAGTATCTTTGGCACAAACATATTCAAAATCGTTACTATCCCGCTATCAGATAAACACCTGGTGGTTGATCTAGTTGGCCAAGCGGCAGCTGACTTGATAGAAGAATTCAGTCAAATTGATCGTCCTGCGCTGCTAGAATCATCAGTGATCCGTGAGCAAAATTTAGAACTTTGCACCATTGAGGCTGCAAATCTAGTGGAGCAAAACAACTTGAGTGCTTACCCAAATTTGGAAAAGTACTGGCAACAGTTAAATAAAACATAAGCAAGGAACAATCATGGCAGGTGGAACAGGTGGGCAAGGCGGCAGCCCCAATGGCGTGCAAGGCAGCAACGGAAATGATTATAGCTCAGTATCAACAGTAGACGGCGGCGGTGGTGCTGTTGTGGGTGTACAGTTAAACGACGGTGATTATTACAGCGGGGCCTACGGCACCGGTGGGACAGGCGGTGCTGTGACCCCAACATCAACGTTTTATGGCACTCGTAACGGGCGTCCCGGCAGCGATGGCTTGGTGGTGATTACCTGGGGCGGCGGGGTTTCGGGCTACGCCGGGGTAGTACCTGTTTAATAGGATAAATAAGGTATAGGTAATCAAATTCAGACATGTCTTATATTTTAACCAACGCCGACGGATCATCTCTAGTAACCATCACTGATGGTGTAAATGACACCACCACAACCAGCCTAACTTTGATTGCCCGAAACGTTGCCAACTACGGCCAATCGTTAAACGAAAACTTTGTCAAATTGCTGGAGAGTTTCGCTGGTGCAGCAGCCCCCTCTATTCCTTCCCGCGGGCAGCTATGGTGGGACACTGGCAATAAACAGTTGAATGTCTACACTGGCACAGTGTGGAAACCAACCAACACCAACATCTCAAGCGCATCTGCACCATCAACTCCAAATATTGGGGATATTTGGTGGGATACCACTAATGGACTGCTGAAAGTATATTCCAGCGGAAATTGGATCCCAATTGGACCAACAACTCCTCCTGGTACACCACAGACAGCACTGGTACCAAATACTGTAACTGATTCTAGCTCAGGATCACACATTGTTGGTAACGTGGTGGTACAAAACAAACTGGCTGCAATTTTCAGCTCTGAGTCAACTCCATTCACCCCTGCAGCAACCATTACAGGTTATCCCGCCATCAATCCAGGGCTAAACGTTGCTGCCAACGTGACTGCGGGCAACATTGCAGCCAGCAGCGTGTCCGCAAGCACCATTGCAGCCAGCAGCGTGTCCGCAAGCACCATTGCAGCCAGCAGCGTGGCCTCGGCAGGATTCTTTTGGGCAAATGGCACACCATATTCATCGTACAGCAATGCAGCAGTTGCCAGTTATCTACCAGTATTTTTGCCCCCGTATCTTGCGGCGTACACTGGTAACATAACCGCAGCAAACTTCATTGGCGGAAATATATTTGGCAGCAGTTTAACCATCAGTGGTGCAGTTGCATTTAACGGGGCGGTATCGTTTCCAAGCAATCCCAATACTTTCTCAAATATTGGTGGCAATATTATCCCGTCAACGGGCAATGCCTACACTTTGGGAAATACCACCAATTACTGGACAACAGTTTATGCCAATACATTTACCGGAGTCTCAATTCGAGCACAGTACGCTGACTTGGCCGAACGATTTGAAGCCGATGCCGAGTACGAGCCCGGAACTGTTGTTGAGATGGGCGGAGAGAAAGAAATCACCGCAGTCTCGGTAGATTTAAGCGACGAAGTGTTTGGAGTCATAAGTACTAATGCAGCCTATTTGATGAATTCCAGTGCTGGAGATGATGCAACGCATCCACCAATTGCAGTACAAGGCCGTGTCCCTGTTAAAGTTATTGGTGCAGTTCGCAAAGGCGATCGACTGGTTAGTGCAGGCAACGGATTTGCTAGAGCAGGTTCCAAAAGTGAAATCACTGCTTGGAACGTCATTGGTAGAGCATTAGAAAATAAAACAACACTCGGCGAAGGCGTCATCGAAGCTGTAGTGAAATTGAACTCGTAAGGAATAAAAAATGGCATATAGTCAAGGTGGATTAATTGCAGCAACAGATTACAACGGATTTGTTGGTACAAGTCCCAGTAGCACAGCAAACACAATCAACACAGTTTGGGCCGTGGGCAACGGACAATACGGCTACGGCCAAACTGCATTGAACCAAGTCAGTGCCACTGGCCTTGTAACTGCTGCACAATGGGCCAGCGCAATCAACACTCTAAACAGTATCAAAACACACCAAACAGGGTCAGGCACAGGTATCAGCGCCCCAACAGCAGGTGGTTTGATTTCTTACTTGAGCACATTTAGCGGCGCAATTAATACTGCATATTCAAGTCACTTGTCTTTTAACACTCAAGGATCTACTACAACAGGTTCAGGATCTAATGCCAGTTTTTCAATTGGTAGTGATGCAACATACAATGCGGTTTACGCCAACCGCACAGTAACATTTGCCAGTGCTGATCAAGCACGTTACTTCTTCAATGCTGGCGGACAGATTAACCTGGTAATCACAGGTGTTAGTAACAACGATGGCACAAATCGTAGTACTGATGCAGTCAACACCATCGGCACTTATCTTGGCGGCGTCAGCGCATTCCGTGCAACCACAAATGGTGGACGTACCGGCACCGGCGGTACAGCAAACACCAACAATACCAGTTTTGGTTATTACAACTTGGCAACAAGTGCAACAACCACGCATCAGGTTACTACATCAAGCGGTACATACAGTAGCGATTATGCCTATGTACAGTTTAAAACTAACTCAATTAATGGTGGCGGTAATGGCGACTATGGTAGTGTAATCACTATTAGTCTTGGATACTATTCTGCACACAACAGTACTGGATCTGATACTACTACTGTTACCAACGACACCATCAACGTTACAGTAAGTCACCGCATTGACGTTGTTTATCCAGAAACAACCAACTTGAGCAACACCTGGGGCACAGTAACTATTGCCTAACTGGCTTGACATCTACGCAGTATCACGTTATACTTTGTAGATGAGTACTGAACAACTACTTTCCCAAATACGTCAAGCCACAAGCTATCAGCAGAACAAACAGATTCTGCGTGAGAAAATCCAAGCCGATTTACATTTTGTCCACAATGGCGGCCTGTTCAAAGTCACGCCCGAACTGTTGGCATTTGTGGCAACCTGGCCCATAGACGAGCTGTATCTAGAAGACACTTACCAGAATCCCATTGAGATTGATCGTACAGTGTTTTTGGTACAAGCACAGCAACACTACCAAAAAGTAATGAACCGTTGGCACGATGAACATGCAGAACTTCGTAAACTCCGTAAAGTCTAAAGGTGTTGTGGTGTTTGCGTTCAACACGCACATTGACTATGTGGCTGTCGCTGACCAAACCTGTAGACTGATTGAAAAGAACTTGGGACTGCCCATTACTTTGGTAACTGACCATGATGCCAAACCCGTGTTTGTGTACGATCAGATTGTGCGAGTTGATCCACAAGGACACACGTTTCGCAGCGAAGATGCTACGCTACAGTGGCGCAACTTTGGTCGTTATCTTGCTTACGAACTGAGTCCTTACGATGAGACCATTGTGCTGGACACAGACTATCTTGTGCTTGATGATAGCTTGCTCAAACTGTTTGACACTGAGTGGGACTACAGACTCATGCACCACAACCGTGATGAGAATGGCGTCAGCTATGAACTGATGGGCGAGACCAGTTTGCCATTTGTTTGGGCCACTGTGGTGCTGTTTAGAAAGAGTCCAAGAGCTGAAATGTTGTTTGAATTGGTGGGCAAGATACAGCGCAACTATGAATACTATCGCCTGCTGTACAATATTCGTGAACGCAACTATCGCAATGACTATGCCTTTGCTATTGCTAACACTATCATGAGCGGATATCACGTCAATGAACAGCAGGGCATACCTTGGCGCATGTTCACTGTGTCCAGTACGATTGAACGTATAGCAGCGACTGACACACAGATACATGTACACCTAGCCAACAAGGCCTTGGTACTACCCTATCAAAATATACACGTTATGGACAAAGCATATTTACAAACCAACAACTTCCGAGAACTGGTCAATGAGCTCACAATTTAAAGAACAACAGGGCTTTGTGACTTTTGCAGTTAACAGTTTAGAAACCAACTATCTTGAACTAGCATATCTACAGTGCCTAAACATCAAGGCAACACAAGAACAGAACAGCTATGCTGTGATTGTAGACCCAGCAACCAACGAACTAGTCACAGCGCAACACCGTCGAGCATTTGACTATGTGATTGTTATGGATTCCATGGATCGAGTTTTTGACGTACCCTACGGCTTTGAGGCCACGGCTGATTACTATACTCCATTCAAAGAAACCATCAAACTG